GGTGGGATGAGAATCGCTGGAGAAATACCAAATCATCTAGTTCATCGACGAAAGGTTGGCCTTCAGCTTCTTTGAGGCCGGGGGTGATCTTCAGGCCGAACGCAGCAAGATAACTCTGGAGATTGATAAAGTTGAATCTTAAGCGTTCCGGGGAAACACTGTTGATGAAATCGTCGCCATAATTGCCGTGTTTAACGTAAGTCCGAAATTCGCCAACATAGGCGTCCGGATACAAAAAGTAATAGGCACAACGATTCAACAAACTGTTGTCGCATCCATTGGAGTTGACAGTGGTGTTAATACCTGAAGGGGTGGAGTATTGCAAGAGAACGACATCTTGCTTGTAGGCAACGAGTGGCATCAGAAACTCGCAAGCCAAACAATTCATTATGTGGAGATCTTTGGAAGTATATTCACCAAGAGAGGCCAACTGTATCATACAGTAATAGGACGCCTCTCCAACAACACTGGCTTTCACCAAGTCGTATTTGGCATGATCTCCATCAAAACAGTGGGGAAAAGTCTCAAAACGTTTCCAGAGACTCTCCCATTCTGGGGATGTTGCATTGATTCCGACACAGGACTCACTCCAACTGGGTAGCATCTGCAATAGACGCACCACAGGAGTAAAGTACTTCCGTGCAATCAATAGCGAGGAGATTTCTCCGACCATAAATAGTCGGACCTTCTCCTTGGTAATGGGGGTGGGTTCGTCCTTTGGGGTAGCAATAAAGAGAAACGGTACACGCTCTCCTTTTGAAAAGGCCTCAAAAGCCAAACGAACCTGATCCCATACCTCATCCATGAACTGTTTTCGTTCGATTCCGTCCTCGTTGAGATAGGTGTAAATCCAGTGGCGCTTTCCCTGCGCGAAACCGGCACCCATTGAAGTAGCGAGATTCATTGAATCAATAAATTTGATACGGTCTATCCCATTGATAACCTCCTCCCAAGTGAGTGGGTGGAGGGTCTTTAGAACAGGATCTGGGATTTTATTGTTCATGAAAACGGAAAGCCAATCCTGAATGGCCCAATCAAGGTGCTCACGGGGGACTCCAGGGGAACCCGTAAAGGTATAAGCAGCGCCTTTCGGCCACATGCCTCTACCAAAATGGGGTCTCCCAAAATCTGGACAATCTGAGAACTCCTTTCGTATGGAGTCCGCTATGAGTGTGTCCACCGCCTTACTCTTGAAGAAGGCTGAGGAAGATCGGTGACCTACGTACTGGGCCCCTT